AGGGCACATATGTTGTGAGTTTTGTTGCCAATACAAGTGTTACATTAAGTCAGTATCCAACCTCAAGTGGTGCACAGACTATTACATTTAACCCAATGGGTATGACCAGTGGTCAAACTTGGACTTATAGTGCAACTGCGCCTATTGCAGTTGAAAGTCATAGTCCATCATTTGCACCAACCATCAGTCACTGGGGAACCAGCGTGATTATGGACGGTCGTTTTGATAGTGATAAATCTTACGTGTTCGTGAGAGGTATGCCTACTGCGATTAGTATTAACAGTGGTGTTACCAATGCTATTATGAGTTTCCGTCTTGCACCAAGTGTTAGTAACGGTATTACTGCTCCTGGTCTTGGTCAGCGTGAAATTATAAACCGCATGCAGATGGTGTTAGCACAGATGGACTTGTTTAGTAACGGTTATTTCCTTATTCAGTTGTATTTGAATCCAACAACATCATATACAAGTGATAGTTGGGCATCTGTTGGTGGTAGTAGTCTTGCACAGTATATCATTCACTATGGTGGAACGACCATCACGGGTGGTGAGCCTATCTTTGGTTTCTATTTGAACACAAACGGCAGCGGTGTTTATACTTCTACTCAACAGGACTTGTCACTTGTTCGTGATATGGGTACCAGTATTTTAAGTGGTGGTATTCTAAATGGTGCGGTTCAAGTTTATCCTGACGGACCTGACGTTGTAACAATCGTTGCAACAAACGTTGGTGCAAGTGCAAGTAACATTCAGGCACGTTTAAGTTGGACAGAAGCGCAAGCATAAGGAGTTGCTATGCTTACAGGCAGTACACGCCAGATATTACCTGTTTCAAGTGACAGTTCAACATATTATGTTGCGCTACAACCAAAGAACAGTGGTCCAACAAATTATGATTATGTTGGCACAACAATTACGTATAATGCTTCACAGAACCAATTAACGGTTGCTGGAAGCATTTTACCGTCTGCCAACAATGCAGTAACACTTGGAACTACTTCATCATATTGGAGCACAGTTTACGGTGTTACATTTGTTGGAACATCTGTTACTGCACAATATGCAGATTTAGCAGAACGTTATCGCAGTGATGCTGTTTATGAACCAGGCACCGTTGTTGATTTTGGTGGTGATGTTGAAATTACTTTGAGTAAAATAAATGGAAGTCAGTATGTAGCTGGTGTTATATCAACAAATCCAGCATACTTAATGAATGACACTGATCCAGATATGTTACCAGTTGCACTTGTAGGTCGTGTTCCATGTAAAGTTACAGGTCCAATACAAAAAGGTGCAATGCTTGTAAGTAATGGTGATGGAACTGCACGCATGGAACGTTACCCATCAGTAGGCAGTGTTTTAGGTAAATCCCTTGAATCATTTGGTGATGGAACAGGCGTAATAGAGGTCGTTGTTGGTCGTCTCTAATAGGGTAAATACTATATTAGAGAATAAAAATGGCATTAACTCGTCTTGTTAACGATTACAAAGATAGCGTAAGAGCATCATCAACTGGTGCCAACATCAACCTTGGTGCTGCACCAAATACACTTGATGGCGTAAGCCTTTCGGTTAATGATCGTATTCTTGTTAAAGATCAAAATCCCAGTTACTTAAACGGTATCTATCGTATAACAACATTAGGCACTGGTAGTAATGGTAGTTGGACACGCAGTAGTGATTTTAATGATTGGCGTGAGATTACTGCTGGCGCAATGGTTTTTGTTGAACTTGGCGCAGTAAACGGTAATGCATTTTATTTTATTAATGGTGCTGAACCAAATGTTACCGTCAATACTACAGCGATTAATTTTACAAACCTTTATAGCGTAAATTCTAATGTAACCTCATTTCCTGGCAACGTAAATGTTGCTGGAACACTAAATGTAGTTGGTAACATTATTTCACAATCATATGAAACTATTACCCTTACTGAATATGCAAATGCACTAAATGTTACAGGCAACATCACTTTAACAAACAGTGCTAATATAAACGTAGGTGCTGGCGGAAACATTTATCTTGGAAACACGCCAGTTGGCAGATTTTATAGTGGTAATACTGCGCCAGCTTCTCCAAATTTAGGCGATACATGGTATCAAGGTAATACCGATGTTCTTTTCAAATATATTCAAGATGCTGCAAACAATAAGATATGGCTTGATTTAAGTAGCAACCCAAGCAGTTACGGTAATTTAACTGTCGCTAATACACTTACTATAAACGGCAATTTAAGTGCAAGCGTCAGCAGTATTAATATTACTGGTGGTTCACTTGGTTATGTGTTACGCACAGATGGTAATGGTGGATTAAGTTGGGTAGCGGTTAGTGCTACTGCTGGCGGCGGCAATACAATGGTTCAATTTAATGATGCCGCCGCCGTTACTGGTGCAACTTATATTCAATACAATAAAACAAGTGGTAATCTTGTATCTAACAGCACAACTACATCTACTTCCAATACCACTGGTGCTATTGTTGCACAAAGTCTTGGTATTAATGGCAACGTAAATGCCAATGCATATTACAGCAATTACTATCTTTACAGCAATGGTAATCCTATTACTACACCCGCTGGTGGTAGTAATACGATGGTCCAATTTAATGATGCATCGACTTTTACTGGTGCAACATACTTACAATATAATAAAACAAGCGGTAACCTTGTATCTAACAGCACAACCCAAAGCACATCTACTTCTACAGGTGCATTGGTTCTTACTGGCGGTTTAGGTGTAGGCGGAAACATTTATGCTGCTAATATACTAATAGGTTCTACGACTACATTAGTTGGCGTTCAAAATATTGGTTTGATTGCTGGTAGTAGTGCATATCTTACTATTATGGGCGCACGTCTTGGCGATACTGGTTCTCAGGTTACTGGGATTGGTGCACTTGAAATTCAAGGTAGTAACGGCAGCGGCAGTGGTATACAAAGTAAAATCGACTTTGTTGATAAAGTTCCTGGTGGTAATAATCTTGTAAACAGTGCACGTATAAGTGTAACAAATAGTGCAACTGCAACAAACGTTGGGCAGTTGGTATTCAGCACGTATAATGGCAGTTCTCTTGCAGAAGCAATGCGCATATATGAAAATGGCAACATTATAACACCAAGCACAACAACCATTACGAATGGAATTGTATCGGCAGTAACCAGTATTGTTCCAAGTAGTAATAACGCAGTAAACCTTGGTGGTTCAAGTTCTCAATATTTCAGTAACGTTTGGGCTAACATTCACTATGTTGGTAGCAGCGTCTTGCCTGGTGCCAATATTCAAGCAAACATTGGTGGTGTTGGTAGCAACTATTTTAACTACATTTATGGTGTCAACTTTGTTGGAACATCAACTACAGCAAAATACGCTGACTTGGCTGAAATGTATCATGCTGATGATTATTATGCGCCAGGAACAGTTATGGTATTTGGTGGTGATCTTGATGTTACTGTATCAACGCAATCACATGATACCGCTGTGGCTGGTGTTGTATCAACTAATCCAGCTTATCTCATGAATGATAATTTTGAACAAGATAACTGGGTTCCAGTAGCACTTACTGGTCGTGTTCCTTGTATGGTGCGTGGACCAGTTGCAAAAGGAACGCTACTTGTAAGCAGTGAAATCAAGGGTGTTGCATGTTTATTAGATAAATCACTGTATGAACCAGGTTGTGTAATAGGCAAAAGCATGGATATCATTAGTGATAACAGTATAAAGAAAATTGAAATAGCGGTGGGTAGATTCTAATGGCATTTCCAACCAGTCCAACAGACGGTCAAACATATGTATTAAACAATACAAGTTATACCTATAATGCAGCGCAAGGAACTTGGACTGCAACACAGGCTGGTGTTCGCACACCTATTACTATAACTGCAAATACTGCTGCTACAAGCACAGGAACTGGTGCGCTACAAGTTGTAGGTGGTATTGGTGTTCAAGGCAACGTTTATGCAGGCAATGTTGGATTTGCTGATGGTAGTGTGTTTAATACTGTTTTGTCATTGGGAAACAGAAATCGTGTTATAAACGGTGATTTTAAAATTGACCAACGCAGTAGTAGTGCAAATGTTGCTGTTTCTACAGGCAGTGCTGCATATTATATTGACCGTTGGGTATGGAATACAACAACAAACACTGCAAGCAAAGGTTACACAGGATTAAATCAAGGAAGTATTTCAAGTCCAACGGGATTTTTTAGTTACTATGGTTGGACAACTACTGCTGTTCCTTCAACATTAAACAGTGGTGACTATCTTTTCTTATCACAAAAGATTGAAGGATACTTTGCTCGTGATTTAGGTTGGGGACAAACTTGGGCAAGAAATGCTTCTTTAAGTTTCTGGACACGCAGTAGCAATGCAGGCGTTTATAGTGGATTTATAAGAAACAATCCTAATTTTAATAATAGTTTAAGTTTTACTTATAACATACCATCACCCAATACTTGGACTTATGTTACTATTCCTGTCCAAGCACCAACGAGTGGAACTTGGGGTGGCGGCAACGGTGTTGGCATAGAATTAGGATTTGCACTATGGAATGGTTCTACTTACGCACCAGCATCTTCAAATACTTGGACAAACGGTAACTATACTGGCGCAAATAGTCTTGCATTAAGCGGAAACGTTTTAACAGCGGTTGGTAGCACTATGCAATGGACAGGTGTTCAATTAGAACCAGGCAATGTGCCAACTCCATATGAATATAAACATTATACTACTGAACTACAACTTTGCCAACGATATTATTATGCTACTGCAAATACAAACGTAAGTGGAACTATTAAAGATTGGATGTGGATAACTTATACATCAAACGGCGATACTCGTGGACGAGTAAGTCATCCTACTACAATGAGAGTAGCACCATCAATAACATTTAACACAACAAGTTGGAATATGATTGGTGTTGGAACATCAACAACTACTCCATATGCGCCAGTAAATGTGTCAATGACAAGCGTTACTGCTGGCGCAGTAACTGTTGATAGTTGGAGCATTTCTACTGCAAGTATCGCAAGTCAAGGAACTGTTTTGGTTTGGGGTAGTAATCAAGGTTTAGTTGTTTATGCAGATGCGGATATGTAAGCGATGACAAAATATACATTATGTTGGCATGGAACTATTATTGATAATGAAGATGGATGGCATATTCCACAAGACACAGACAATCGTCACTTTCAAGAATATCAGGCATGGAAAGCGCAAGGTAACTGGCCAGATTTTGAATTAGATGCTTATGCACTTGATACACAAGGCAGCAAATATACTGCTACACAGTTTAGCCAAATGAAATATAGTCTTGAACACTTTCCAAGCGAAGTTGTGATACCATAAATATAACCATGCCACAATTAAATTTTCCATATTATCGCAGAGATTATAAAGGTGAACCAGTAACATTTGTTGAAAATAATCAAATGAAATCATTTTTTGTAAACCCTCGTGAGTTTCCATATGATCGTGCAATTGATACAGCTATTGTAATTGGAAATGGTATTAGTCGTTTAAGCACAGATATTCAACTTATTTTAAATCAAAATAGTCGCCGTGTTGTTGAAGGATATAAAACAACTTATGCGTGTAATGCCGCTTATCGTGATATAAAAGCAGATTACTATGTTATTAAAAGCAGATTATTATTTGCTGAAATACCGCTTGAAAAACATAATGCTATATTTGTATCTAATGATATGTGGGTTACATATCGTGATACTAACCTTATTCCATATATCTATTATATGGACAGTGGTGCTACTGCAGCATATCTTGCAGCATTTGATGGTGCAAAGAAAGTTTTCTTATTTGGTTTTGATGGCAGCGACAATGATACAAATCAAAATGTGTATGCTGATACATTTGGATATGATCGAAATGATTTTACTCATAATAAACACCATGAAAATTTATATGATGTATGCAGTGTTTACAGTAACGTTGATTTTTACCGTGTAAGAACACATGTTAGTCATGATTACAGTAATCTTTTAACTCAACTACCAAACTATCACGAACTTAATGTTCGTAATGCAGTTTTAACTGGTGATTTTTAATATTTCTTGCATTGTTTTTAATTTTTCTTTTATAACCTTATTATTTAAACTATTATATAAACCAGGATGCAGTGGTTTTGGTGTAGCATCTAAACTGCACCAACTATAACCTTTGTGCTCATTACTCAATGTAGGTATAAACTCTTGTGGCACAATCACAACAAATGTGTGGTAACTAAAATGTCCATCTGGACTATTAAAATATTCAAGTGGTAATACTTTTTTAATTGGCGGTTCAAACCCAATTTCTTCCACCACTTCACGAACCAAACCACCATATAGTGTTTCATTTGGTTCTAATTGTCCACCAACTAATCCCCAAGTGTTGCTATAAGTATCTTGATCTCGTAGTAGGAATAATCCACGACCAGTTTTTTCACTGATAAACAATGCACCAACAGCAGTTAGATCACGATTGACCAAAGACCTTCTGGGTAAATTCCTTCCCAACTTTTTACCCATTGTTTGCCATCCCATGCATATTGAATATTTGTATATGTGTTGGTAACATAACTTGCATTGCTAATACTATTTGGTCTATAAGAAACAGCCCAAGCACTACCATTATATTGAATAATATCATTAGGTAGTGCATGTGTAATACTCGTATTTGCATTTTGCCAAGCCGCCGAACCATTACCATTTGAAGCATTACCAAGTGAATTTACTATCAAATAACGTTGACCATTTGCTGCAACTGGCAATCCAATACCAGGTCCATAAGTTCGAGGGTCAACTATAGCATTTACACTTTGTAATACATTAGTAGGTATAGTAGCACTATCTACATTAAAAAACAAATTATTTTGATTGTTTGGATCATATGCAACTGTGCCAGTTACTAACCTATCAGTTCTACTATCAGTAAGATACATCATACTATAATTATTTGCAATATTACCAAATAAATTGATTACTGGTGCCCACGCAATAGCATTTGCAGTTGTTGTTGGCATAGCATAACTATTTGCATAAATTTCAGGTCCACCACGTGGTAGTAGTTTTACATTTCCTTGATTTACTAATACCTGATAACCAGTTGCAGTAAAGTATTGACGATTACCTAATTGATTGGTTGCTTCGATAAGCGCATTGCTTGGGTTACCATTTGCATCATATATATTGCTTACTACACTTTGGACAATACCAAGTTTAAGAATTTTGGCAGGTGTGCTAAACCAAATAGGCATTTCGAATGTTAACGTGGCAACGTCTATTGGATCATCAGCACCAACGGGAATATCACGGGTTGTCCAATTAGTTGATGTTAATAAAACATAACTTAAACTTGTCCAATCATAGTAATTTTGATTACCTTGAATTTCCATATCTGGATTAAATTGTGTGGTAATTTGCTCCCACAATTGTGCTTTTTGGTCAAAGTTACTAGTCCACAATTCCATAACTACTGTCAAACGATATGGTGCTGGCATTAATCTTTTAAGAGTATAATTTTGTCCTTGTTGTGTATTAGCATTTCCTGTTAATGGATCAGTTGCACGTGTGCGAACACTTTTATTATCAACAAAATTTGGTTCTTGTATACGTGTGCGGTCATAGTTTACTTCTTTAATATAGCAAACCATCATTGGAACATTTAATACACTATTTTCACTGTTATTTTTAAGAATAGAACTAACTTGACGATTTGTGTCAGCATAACGAACAGGAACACGTTTTAATATACTGTTGCCATTGTTATCTTTGCCAAATTCAACATACATCTCATCAAAGATGCGAATGAATTGACCCATGAATCTGCGTATCTGTTTGTCGTAGAAATATTGACCCACGATGTTATCCTATAATATCTGGTTGTAAATTGAATAAGTTACTTAATGTTTCACGGCTTGGTATTGCATAACCATTTGCCAATGTAACAGTTCCACTATTGTTAATAAATGTCCCAAGTTGTGTATTGGTGTTTGCACCTGTAAGGTTTGCACGCTGAACATCTTGAATTGCACGCCAAGTTTGACCATCATAACGAAATAGTCGTGATGGAATATAATCTGTGCGCAATACATATTCACCTAATGTTGGATTTAATGGAAATGCAGTATCAACTGTTACGGGTAAGCCGTTAGGTGCAGTTCCATCACCAGTAAGATAACCATTAATAACTTTTACTGGACTTACACCATCTTGAGTTGGCAAAATATAAAGTTTGTTTACATTATAACCACTTGCTGGCACATCTGTTTCTGCTTGAGCAATTACTGCATTATTAATTTGAACATTGAGATTATAACTGCTGAGTAGATCACCAAGAGTGCTACCAGTTGGTGTCCCATCACTCTTAACTGCTTCTTGGTCAAGTATATCTTTAAATTCTTGTCCATCAACCATTGGAGTAACTTTACAACGCCATATATGTGACCACCAAGTTTGTGCATAACCTTCACTTCCACGTGTTGCTTCTTGAACTACATAAAATTTCTTAAGTGGAACAGGTATGCTTTGATCAAGTGGATTATAATCACGCAAGTGCGGCAATTCAAAAACATCACCTGGCATGATTTTACGTCCAAGACGATCACTCATATCAGTGGTATGAAATGTAATATACAGTGTATCATTGGTTACCATAAGACCAAATTGACTTAAACTAAAATCATTATCTTGAATGGTATAATGACCACGTAGGTTATACACATCTTTATCATAAGCACGGTCACGGTTTTCCAAGAATAGCAAATCTTGAATATTCTTTTCACTTTGTGTGCTGTATTGTGGTTGAGTTAAATCAGTTGTTTGACCTTGGTCTTTTGGACCAAGATATTTGTGCACGTTTATGCCTACTCCACTTATGGTGTATAATTCACGAATACGATTATCTTGCCATTTGTAATCGTTAGAATGATTTTCTCTGTATAAACTTAAACGTGGCATAATGATTCCCAATAATATTTATGGGAATTAAAACATTAGTTTTTTAACCAGTCAGGTTTTATAAAGTTCTTTACATGTGCATCAAGTGCAGTTGGTTCACACGGTTGAATATACTTTGCATTAGCATCTTCTGCAAGTATCTCTTCTACCCTTGGATCATTCCATGCAACGGGAAAATCTAACAACTTGCCAAGACTACGAACATAATGATGGCGGTATAGATAAAGTAACTCTTGACTAATAAACAGCGGCGGTTCTTCTAATCTATTCAACATAATTTGCACCATACCCCATGTAGGTCCACCACGTAATCTACGCTGCTGTAAGTCTAGTATATTACGATCACGTCCAATAATAGCAAGTTCACTATCTATTCCTACTGCCGCAAGTGCTGCTGTAAATTCTTCTAATTTTGGAACTCTTGCAGTAAAATTTTCCATATATGGATTGCTTACACTTGTAACAGCATATTGTTTTCCGCCCATGATATCTTTAGTAATTTTACTTGGGTCATTCCAATATTCATTAAATGGTTCATACCAGTGCGGAATGAAATATCCATCTGGTTGTAATGCTGCTTTCCAACCATGAACATCATCGTGTAGAGAAAATATTTTACCAAATAAATGATTACCACTTCCTTGCGGACCAATAACAATTAGCATTTTCATGGTAGTTTTCTCAATTCAAAGTAAAGTCTGTCGCCATTATCTTTCTTAAAAGAACTTAACTCACAATTAAATTTGTTTGCAATCTTAAAAGCAGTGTCAAAATCCCATGGATAGATATCAATCCATGGACCATTTTTATGTGCAATACCAGGATTTGCTCGAACATAAATTTTACCGTTTGGCATTGTTAAGTCAATTACTTTTTTCATACGAATCTCAATATCAGAATATTGCCCAAAGTTGATACTTCCAAATACAATTACGTGATCGTAGGTATTATCTGGAACAGTATAATCAAGAATATCGACCATATAATCAGCATTATTATTATAAGCGTCAATACCAATTAGGTTAGGGATACGTGCTTTAAACGGATTAAATCCACATCCAACATCTAAGACTGCAATTGGATTTTCTTTATTAATACGTTCTACAATATTCCATCCACTATATTGATAAACTTCTGTGCGTGGTTGCCATATGCCGCCCCAGAAACGTGCACAATATTTTTGGTCAATATCATTTGTTATATCAGCAAGTGTGCCATTAAAGTTTATTTCTAAATCAAATTCATTATTAATGTGTTCACAAAACTTTTCCCAACGTTTAGGTGTCCAAGGCAACGCATTAACAACAGTAAATTGTGTCATGGTTTTATTAAAATCATCATACTTTGGTAAAATAAAAGCATTAGATAAATTTTTGTATAAAAACTTATAAATTTTGTAATTCATAGAAATTTTTTCCGATATTTTAATTTTTATATAAATATTTATGAAAAATTACCAAGTAAGGAAAAAATATGAATGAGTATGAAAAATGGGGCGATAGTCGTTGGGAATTTACTAAGGGCAATAGCCGTTGGCATTTTGATACTAAACGGCCACCAGAGTTTGGTATAGACAGTTATACACCTGTTTGTAGATTTGATGCAGATTTTAACGATGCAATTGCACAATGTATGCCTCGCACCAAAGCAAGCACATGGGGTTCACGTAATCCTAACATTGAAAGAATTTATAGTGCAGACGCAGAAGAAAATGATTTAATTCGTGCTGGTGCTGATCCAAAAGCACCTGTATTTGAACGTGCAACTGCAGAAGATATTCCCCTATTTGTTCAGATACGAGATTGGCTTGGATTAGAAGATAGCACAATCAAATTTCATAATCAAACAACTGGACAAATGCTTCATACTCATATGGATAACTTTGCTGGTCGCCCAGAGCGTGAAAACAGTTATAAAGTTACTGACTTTGATAAGAATCCAGATATCATTCGTCGTTTTGCTATAATGTTAGCAGATTGGGAATTAGGTCAAATATTCCAACTTGGTAATGCTAACTGGTCACAGTGGCGAGCAGGCGATTGTATTACATGGGAATGGAAAGATATTCCACATAGCACCGCAAACATGGGTTGGTGGAATCGTCCTATGTTACAGATTACAGGATATGTCACCGACCGCACACGAGATGTGTTGGGTGGCGCAAGTAAAAATTTAGTCGTTAAATTATAAGGAAAATAAAATGGATGTAAGTAAAATTTTTCCACTCTTTGACCAAACAACAGGTTTGGTCATGATTGGTCTTTATGCCCTATTCGCATTTGCGCTTACCAGTTGGTTTGCACGTGGATATGGAATTGGTAAAGAAGCATTTCTTGTTGCTAACCGTAATGTAGGTTTTTGGCAAGGAAGTATGAGCGTAGGTGCTAGTTGGATTTGGGCACCAGGTTTATTTGTTGCCGCACAACAAGGATTTAATAATGGTATTGTAGGAGTTTTCTGGTTTAGTTTGGGAAATTTCTTCGCTCTCATTTTATTCTCATTTGCAATCTTTAGGTTGCGTGAGCGGTATGGTCAAGGATTTACATTAAGTCAATGGTTCCGTAGTAAGTATGGAAAATTAGTTCAAGCATGTGTGCTAGTTCAAACTGCATTATATGCACTTCAAGGTATTACTATCAACATATTTGCTGGCAGTAAGAGTGTTGCGTTACTAACAGGATTAAGTCCACTTCTGGTAAGTGCACTACTTGTAGCTATTGCTATTACCTATAGTTGGCGTGGTGGATTAAAAGCTACAATTGGTACTGACATAGTAAAAATTGTTGCTATTTGGGTTGGTATGATCGTTGTTGCAATCAGTATCTTTCGAACTGTTGGTTTTGAACCAGCACTTGCTGGTATTGGTGGTATAACTGGACAAGGTGTTACGCTATGGGATACACCTCTTACACTTGGTCTGCTATTTGGTTTTGGTATTCCAACTGTTTTTGGACATCTTGCTTCACCTTGGAGTGACAATGCCATGTATCAAAACGCATTTAGTATGAAGAGTGATTATGTACGTGGAGCATTTATTGCAGCACCATTTTATTGGTTGATTTTACCAATCGTGGGTGGTCTTATTGGTTTAACTGCCGCTGGTTTACATTATAATGTAACTGGCGCAAATACTGGTTTCATCAATCTTATTGTTATGGCTAATGTTGTAGGATGGTGGTTGCCACTTGTTTATCTTGCAGTTGTATTTGCTGGTCTTGTATCAATAATTGACACGCAATTATTGAGTAGTGCTAACCTTGTTGGTAATGACGTTCATGACAGTGTTGGCGGCTCTAATGCAGTTGTGTGGGGTAAGTTTGGTATGGTTGGATTAGCAATTCTTGGTATTGCTCTTGCCAATATACCAGGTCTTGACCTAAACCAAATATTTGTATTTGGCAAAACTCTTACACTAACATTCTTTGTGCCAATCGTTCTTGCACTGCTTGGCGGTGATCTACTCACACGTGGTGGATTTCTTGCTGGTGGTTTTGTAGGATTGTTTATTGGTGCACCCGTGTTTGTCTATGGACAATTCTTTGGTGGTGGTCCACAGATTATGGCACTTGGTGTAATCATTCAGACACTTGGTAGCGGTGCTGCAAGTTATCTGGTAAGCAAGGTTACACGATGAATAAGAAGATATTAATAATGGGCTTGCCTGGGTCGGGTAAAACGACCTTGGCAAACGCCTTGGCACCAAAATTACGTGCAGTTCACTGGAACGCAGATGCTGTTCGTGCAAACATCAATAGTCATCTTGGTTTCAGTGAAGCAGATCGCATAGAACAGGCTCGTCGTATGGGTTGGTTATGTGATCAAGTAACAGCAAATGGTAATTGGGCAATTGCAGACTTTGTTTGCCCAACACCAGATACACGCAAGGCATTTGGTGATTGCACTCTTATTTGGGTTGATACAATCAAAGAAGGACGGTTTGAAGATACAAATAAGTTGTTTGTGCCACCAGAACCAGGCAGTTATTATTTCCGTGTAGACACACAAGATGCATTATTCTGGTCAAAGTATATTATGGAAGAACTCGATTTTGATACACACCCTACTTGGATTAAAGCAATGTTTAAAGGATTAAAACATTCATGAAAGCATGGGATAATAAAGCACCAACGGTGCAAATGTTAGGACGTTGGCAACCTTGGCACGATGGGCATTTTGCGCTATTCAAACGTGCACATGCTAAAACAGGTCAAGTATGTATAATGATACGTGATGTTGGTGGTAGTGAAAATAATCCTTTCAACTTTATTGATGTAAAAAATCGTATCATACAAAGTCTACATGAAAACGGTTATGTGCATCATGCAGATTTTATTGTTGAACTTGTTCCTAATATTGTAAACATAACTTACGGTCGTGATGTTGGATATAAGATTGAGCAAGAAGTGTTTGATAATGAAACACATGCTATCAGCGCAACCAAGATTCGTAAAGAAATGGGTTTATGAAATATATTTTTGTTGCTGGTGCACCTGGTAGTAAATGGAGTAGTGTTGTAAAAAACATTTATTTTTCTCCAGACATCGACACAAGTGATTATAGCGATACTAGAACTTATTACCATGATGCAAGTGGTTCAATGCAACTTATGCATCTTGGTACTTACTTTGATCCAGGTATGGAATTTGGGTCTAAATTTAATTTACTTCCATGGATGAGTAAAGAAATTTTAGAAGAAGAATTTGACCGTCCGTTTAGTGGTGAGGGAATTCGCATCATTAAGAGTCACGTATTTTGCCATCATCTTGATTTTATTCGCAAGACTTGGCCAGATTGCCCAATTGTATGTGTTGAACGTGACAACGATGCGTGTTTGGGCTGGTGGGTCCGTTGTGGACACTTTGGCATAAATTATCCAAGTTATGAAGGATATTATAAAAACCTACGTGATATGGCAGGTCACGTTGATAAACAGAATGAAGATTTGAAAAAGTTTGTAACGAACACTTCTGCAAAAATAATCCGTGACAATATTGATTTATGTGAAAAATTAGGTATTTCTACACCATTAGAATTGAACATACAAAACTATGCGGCAAATGATATTAGAGTTTATTTGCACCAAACCGTAGCATAAAAATATTCACATCACTGGTATCATTTAAAAATAGAGACCAGTATGGATCACCATCATTAAATCTAAAAACAAGACTGTAAGTAGGACTTAAGTGTTCATTGCACCAGTTCTTTAATGGTTCTTGTATAGTTTCTTTAAGAAAATCTGACGCTAGTGGTGGAAAAAATATAGTTCCTATTAAATCAGGAAATATCTTTATGAGTATTTTATTTGGTGCTAAACTTATTGTTTGTTCTACGATTATATTATCTAGTGTTGGATATTTCATTTGTATTGACTGCGTATTTCTTCGATACGCTTAGTCATGTATTCTATTAAAATTTTTCTCATGTCATCAGTCATATCGTATTTTTTTGTATGTAACTCATTATTTAAAATATAAGTGAATGCAAACTCAATCATCTTTGCAATTGAATATCCCATACAATATTTATAAAGAATTTATGACTTAAAAAAATTTTGGAGCGGACTACGAGAATCGAACTCGTTTAACCAGCTTGGAAGGCTGGGACACAACCAATATGCCAAATCCGCTTATTTTTTATCAGGCGAGCGTGTTACCCAATTTGAAATACCTGTTTTGTTTACACCCCATGCAGTGCCAAGAGTGTGTCTCATTTCTACTTTTTCTGACACTTTCCAGAAAGATGTGCCAAAATTTTTGCTTGAATTATTTTTTTCTTTTTGTTCTAAATTATTTTCCAACAAATAAATTTGACGCTTAAGGCTTTCCATGTGCCTTGCCCAATCTTTTTTATTTGTGCCTTTTGGTCTATGTTGTTCTAATAAACCTTTTAATTCTGCAAGTCGTTGTCTACTCATTTAAGTCACTTACTTTAACAGTTCACTTATATTTACATCGGAAAATAACCATTTGCAAAGAAGTGCAAACCATAATATTTTTGTAACAAAATCAAAAATTTTTTCAAACATTCTAAACTTCTTATACATCTTCTTGCCTTTCTATTTGGCGGAGGTACAAGGAATCGAACCATCAACCTTGCGGTGGCACGGTTTTCAAGACCGTTTGAGCACCTTGCTCGCATACCTCCATAATGGTGCTGCTTGTCGGATTCGAACTGACGACCTACGCATTACTAGTGCGTTGCTCTACCAACTGAGCTAAAGCAGCATTGGTGCCCCACCTCTGATTCGAACAGAGAACCTCTTGCTTCTAAGGCAAGCACCTCTAACCAGTTGGGCTAGTGGGGCAATATTAATAATATACAATAAATAGTTATGCATGTCAAGCACCAAGAACATAGATTATCTTCTTTATTCATTTATTACAGCCCATACGTTCTTGGGATGCACGATCATAGTACAAACATTAGCAAAGTTTTAACATGGATATTAAACAATTTCAAAATACTGTAAACACATATCTTAAAACTCGCAAAGAAGGCGATATAGACAAACTTGCTGACAAAGAAGCAAAGATAAGAAAACTTTCTACAATTACCATTACCGTATTTGCTATGGTATTATCTGTTGCTACCATGCTTGGTGGTAAAAATGCAACAAGAATTATGGAAACAAATATAGAAGTTACAAATTCTTGGGCATTTTATCAAGCAAAAAGCATTAAGCAAAACTTGTATTATGTAGATTTGGAAGATACAAAAGCACAATTAGAAGATGCTACAACACCAGCTAATGTCAAAAAGATATTGTCAGAACGTGTAACTCGTTATCAATCTGTTATCGATAAACTTGAAAGTGATCCACAAGGTCATGGAAAAAAAGAAATTATGGCAGAGGCACGTGCACTTGAAACAGAACGTGATTCTGCAAAACACCGTAGCCCACTATTTGGATTGGCAAGCACTGCATTTCAAATTGCAATTGTGTTAAGCACTACTGCTATACTTGGTGCTAATATATTGCTATGGAGCGGCAGTATTGCTGTTGGATTGGTTGGATTAGCATTACTTGCCGATGGTATTTGGTATTTTTACCCATTAGCATTTTAATTTTGGCTGGGAAGACAGGATTCGAACCTGTGACCAAGTGATTAACAGTCACCTGCGCTACCGCTGCGCCACTCCCCAATAAACCTTATATTCTTACTATACTTAACATTTGTGATTGTGTCAAGTATTATTTTTGGAGCCTACGGAGAGATTCGAACTCCCGACCCACGGTTTCGAAGACCGCCATTCTATTCCACTGAACTACGTAGGCATTATTTCTATATAGGTTTTATATATCTTAAATAAAACATGGGTGACAATCCAACATGGCCACTTTTATCTCATCAATTACAGCACAATAAGAAAATTGCAGATGATCCAATTGTAATTCTTTATTTTCCATTGGCTGGTGGTGAATTTTTAGCTAAAATTTTAAGTTGCTGTGCTGAACTTTATGGTGAAAGTTATTTTGATTTTTTAAAAAATTATTATTCATATAAAGAAAGTGATTGGCTATCTACCTACGAAGATGACCATCACGAAAAGTTATTTCCAGCACATGCAAGATATTTTACTTTTAATGAATGGTTAAATTTTGATAAGATAATTTATATAAATTATAATTTAAGCCAACAAGAAACTGACTGGTTACTTTTTAGAAAAAGTTTTATCTATAATACTGTTTATATCAATCAATTTGCCGACTTACAAATAAAATATGAAAAAGAAGTATTAAATTTTTTTCATGACAACAATAAAAGTTATTTTGATTTTCCGTTAACATGCTTTTTAAACGAGAATGATTTTATAAACAAAGTAAACGAATGTTTATCTTATTTAAATTTAACTAAATTAGATAAAAACAAAGTTTTACAGATTTATAAAATGTATATGAAACTTAATATTAAAAAATATCAAGATAAAATAAAATAGTGGTGAACGCTGTGGGGTTCGAACCCACGACAACAGGTTTAAAAGACCCGTACTCTACCAACTGAGTTAAGCGTTCTAAATTTGTAAGTCAGTGTGCAGCCCCCATCTTTCGCCCACACCGTGACACATCCCATCGCCATTGCGGATTGTTTACTGTGCCTTACCGTCTTAAATATTGGTCTCCGTGTCTGGCGCTGCCCCAGATTCCCCGCAGTCCAAGTGCGGTATTAATCTTACCCTAACTCCACAGAGGTATATATTGCCATCGTATGGGGATCGAACCCATCTCTCAACCGACACCGCAGTTGCATCCTATTCCTATAGACGAACGACCAATAGGTTCATGACCCTACTGTTGGCAAATGGTTGGCATTTGTTGCGTTAGATGATTGCTCACCTGCTCTCCTACCATCTCCGTAGGTGCTTCACAAGCAGTGCCATACTGCTACAATTTTGGTTGCGGTCACTGGTGACGCTCCAGTTCTCTTGGTTATGAGCCAAGCGTGGCACTTTTCCACTACCCCGCAATAAATTATGGTGGGAGCGGTAGGACTCGCACCTACGCTGTTTCTATGTCACGGTTTTACAGACCGTTGCCTTCGCTGCTCGGCACACACTCCCAATATCTTTACATTACCACATTTAAATTATTTGTCAAGCAGTTTTTTAACCTGGTGTTTCAGGTTTTTTTTCTTGGTATTTTTCAAATTTTTTCTGATCAGCAGGTTCAAACTTGGTACCGCTGGCAACACCACAGAATCTGCCTTCACTTTGCTCTAGTAGAACTGTCCATGTGCTTGTTTTAGGACTGACCAACATAACCATATGACGATTTTGAGGATCAAGAAATTCAGCAAAAGGTATTTCACCATATTGAGAATTTAAATATCCAAATACTTTATCACCAATTGCGCAAAGTGGACCGTTTTCTTGAGCCACCGCAGCAGTTGAAATTAATAGTAGAGGCACTAGGTATTTCATTTTTTTTCCTTTTATTAGGTATTTAATAAAATGGTACCGTCTACTGGTATCGATCCAGTTCTACGAGTGCCACAAACTCGTGTGCAACCTTTAACACTTA